GCGTGGCTGGACGTGTTGGGGTCGGCCTGAGGCACCAGTTCCACGTCTGTCAGGGCCTGCATCAGCTTCTGCTCGTCCCACTGGACGCTGGGCTTGCGGTTGCGCTGCCAGAAGCTCTCGGGGTGCTCACGGAAGCACTTCACCAGCAGGGTGAACTCTTCGGCCTGCGCGGAATGCATGCGCTTGTGAACGGCGTTCAGCACCTTCATGGCCTGCTCGATCATCGCCAGCGTGGTGCCGACCGGGGCGTCAGACCGGCCCTCTCCCACCTGAAGCTCAGACGTCCCGCCGACACGCATGCCGGTCGTGGCGATGTTCTCGCACAGCGCCATCAGTGCGCCAGACGGTTCCTTGTACGGCAGCGGCATGATGGCGTCGCCGATCCGCTGGCCACCAGTTTTCACCAGCGCTGCGCCACCCGGCGGGACGCGGAACACGTTTGTGTTCTGGCGCGCTCCGCTGTCCGACATCAGGAAGCCGGGGAAGTTGGCGAACATACCAGCGTCGAGCAGTTCGCGCCACGCAGCGGTCACGGCGTTGGTCGTGTTGCCAAGGATGTGCAGAAGTCCGATGTCGTAGAACCCCAGACCCGGAACGAACGTGTACTTGACGAACGTCGTGCGCGCTTCCGGCAGGGCTTCGGTGTCCTCATCGTAGTTCCGTACGATGCTCAGGATTTCACGCGACGAGATGTCGATGGTCACCCGGTACGGGATTTCCAGACCGGACGGCTTGCCCTTGTGCTTGTGTTCGTAGCCCTTGATGTCCAGTTCGCAGTAGACCTCATAGATTTCGCGGTCACGGTCATCCGGGTTCGAAACGGTGACCGAGATGCCCTGCTGCGAAGCCTTGGCTTCCTGCGCGGCGTCGACCGTGACCTCCTTGGGCGTGGAAAGCTCCACGTCGCGATAGACGCCCAGTATCTGCAGGCGCTTCACGGTCGACGGCTTCAGGGTAACCCGGTGCGTGACGCGCAGAGCGCTGGACAGGTCCGTGGCCTTGTTGTTCACGATCAGGTCATCGGCATCCACGCTGTCGGACGCGGGGCGGTTGCGCAGCGGACAGAAGTAAATCTTCTTGAACGCGGTGCCGCCGAAGCCCAGCAGCAGAAGCATGCGGTCTGTGTCCGGGTAGTACTCGCGCGCCGTCGACGTCAGGTAGTGGTTCATGTCCTTCTCAAGGGCATCCGCCAGCTGATCACGCTCCAGCGTCGTGCCGTTGGCGTCGTCCCTGATCTTGACCGGACCGTCTGTCGGCAGAAGCTCAGACCGGGCGTTGGCTTGGAAGCGCAGCACGGCTTCCTGCAGCAGCGGGTGCCGGACCTTGGACATGCCTTCGACCGGTGCGCCGTCGGACGCGCCCTGCACGCCGGGAAGCTCGATCTTGAGGCCCAGCAGCTTGATGCCCTGCGCCCTGTCGTCGATCCACTCGTTGCGGCTCTCCAGATCGTCCTGAACGCCTCGCAGCAGGTCTTCGGTGATGCTGCTCAGTTCGTCGTCATCGATGTCGTCGGCGAGGTTGTCGAACCAGCCCGACGGACCCTTCTTGCCTTCGGCGTCCTCTATGGGCTTGCCGTCCAGCGACACGGTGATGGACCCATCACCATGATCGATCCGCAGGACTGCACCATCGGTGTCAAACTCAGGGACATCAGCCTCCTCGTCCGCATTCTCGACGGTGACGTCCATAGGGGCGATGGCAGCCTCTTCCGGCTCCTCTTGCAGTCGGATGTTTGGTGACAGGCCGGACATGCTGATCCCTCAAGGTAATGGCTGCCCCCGACCATATCAGAGGCAGCCACCCTTGTCATGTAGGTCTATTACTGGACCGCCTAGCCGTACCGGGCCAGACCATGCCTTACCTAACCGAAACCGACCTAAACCGCCGTACCACGGCATACCAGTCCCCGCCGTACCTCAACCGACCTTGACCGCCTTGCCGCGCCGCGCCCCGCCATACCAGACCTAGCCGTACCGCACCCAGACCGCCTTGCCTTGCCGAACCATGCCATACCGAACCAGACCATACACAACCCGACCCTGACCGCCGTACCTTGACCGTGCCAGCCCTAAGCGGACTTGGCTTTTTCAGCGTGCGCTGCGATGGCCTCGATGACCTGCAGGTCGTAATCCGAAAAGACGCTGGCGTAGCGATCCAGCCAGCTGCGCTGCGAACGTGCGCCCTGCCGCTGAAGCTCCGCGACGTGTTCCGCGTCCTCCGGATCGAACCTCTCGTAGCCGCCACCGGCGCGGCGACCCGCCATTGGCGAGACGTAGGCCGGGTACTCATGCGTGATGATCTGCACCACGTTGGCTTCGGTGACTGTGCTGACATTGGAAACAATCCGCAGCCCGCTGGCCATCTGACGCGCAAGACCAATCCGGTACTCCCGCGCCGCAGCCTCGTCGTCCTTGGCGAAGAACCACGAATATGCCTGATGGTCAGGCCTCTCTGACAGCCAGTCAACGAACCCAGAGGCGCTGAACATGTTCTCGCCGCTGTCTTGCAGGTAGCCGTCGATGATCTTCTGACGGTCCCGTTTTGTAAAAGCCATTCTCATTCTCCCTAATTTTGACCGCCCCGCCGCGCCCTACCCTGCCTTGACCAACCTGCCATGACCGCCTTGCCGGACCCGACCTAGCCCCAACAAGCCATGCCTCGCCTTGACCGTCCCAACAAGCCATGCCATGCCGCGCCCCGCCTTGACCGCCCAGCCGCGCCCCGCCTCACCCGTCCGTACCTTACCTTGACCGCCATGCCGGACCTTTCCGGACCTGAACTAGCCCCGCCAAGCCGTTCCACACCTTGACCGCCTATCCCTGCCTCACCACGCCAGACCCCGACATACCACGCCGTCCGCGCCCCGCCTCGACCGCCTTGACCGTGGGCAGCAGGTTTCCCCACTGCCCGGTTGCTTTAAGCTGCGCGACGCTGACGCTCGTCCATCAGCATGTCCATCAGTTCGAAGGTTTCATCATCCGCGTACTCTGGATGGGACAGGGCAGCCTCCTGAACGGCGCGACCCTCCTGCTTGACCTCCGCGATATAGTCCGCCCACTCGCCGCCATCAGGACCAGCCACGGCGAAGCATCCATAGCTGCCACGGCCCTTCTCTTGGCGGAAGTCGCCGATGCCGACGATCACTCCAGCGTTGGACAGGAGCGACACGATGGAGTGCGTCGACAGCGTGGGCGTGACGAAAGCGATATCGACTTCGGCCACCCAACGGGGCAGGAATGCACGGGTCCGGATGTCGGGCGTCTTGTTCATGTCGGCGCTGCGGACAACGTCCATCTTCAGGTACGGCTTGCCCCACATGCGGATGCGCTGCTCAGGCAGGAAGATCAGGCGCTGAACGCTGCTTTTGGTGACGCCTGCGGTCTCAAGCGCAGCAGTAGCCATCGCGCCCTTCACGCCGGGTGCCGGGAATGCCAGAGCCGTCTCGCCGGTCGCCATGCGGTACACGCTGTCGCGGTATTCTTCTTCGGGGTCGTGCTTGAGTTCTTTCCGTTCGGCAGCGGTCTTCTTGCCACCACCAACCAGCAGGGACCGCTTGGCTTTGGCGCTCATGGCGTTGAAGTAAAACCCCGTCGTGCCGATCAGGGTGAGGGTGACGCGCCCCTGCTTGAGGGCGTCGATGTGCAGCGTTCCCGCTTCTGCTTTCTTGGTAACCATAGTTCCAGTCTCCATGTCATGTGAGGCTGGCAAACTGGCGCTGCTGTGATAAACACAGCGCAAGACCATATGCCGCTAGCCCGGTTTTGGTTCAGACACGGCGGGCGGTCCTACCCGCTTCGCCGTGTCGGTCCTTTATTACATATACCACTTTTCCATGCAACCTATTTTTCCAGAAGAAGGTATGCACCGGCGAGATAATTGATAGCGCCAAGGATTTCCCGCTTGGCGGCCTCAGGCTCCATCCGCGACGCCTCCTGCGCCTTCTTCATGGCCTGTCCAAGGCAGAAACCCGGACCCACCATGCGCCCGATCTCCAGCATGGGCTGTTGATCGAACGGTTTACCATTGCCGTGCCGCTCAGCGCCCTTGCCCTGCAGCGCCTGATCCAATGCCAGATCGAGGACGCCTTGCAGGGTGAGTTGCTGGTTGTCGGCCACAGGCGTGAAGCACCGGAAGCCAAGGCATTTGTCCGAGTGTTCGTCGCCCATCTTGGCACTGCACACCGGGCATGCCGCCGAGATCATCCACTTAGCCATCTATCGCCTCCACCGGTCTGTCAGGCTGGCCCTGATACTTGCCATCGTACGATGCATGATCTGACGTCTTGTGGAAGACGACCTGAGCGATGCCAGCGCCCGCCGGAATTGTGAGTTCATGCCGCCCATGGTAGACCAGTTCCAGCGTCAGGAACCCGCTCCACCCGCTTTCGATCACGGTGTTGAACACGGACAGGCCGCGCCGTGCCCACGTGGACTTGTCGTGGACGACGCCCACCATGTCGACCGGCATCTGGAACTCCTCGATGGACGAAGCAAGAGCAAAACGGCCCAGCGCGAAGGAACCATCCACCCAGAGGCCAGCCTTCTGGACAGCGTTCTCAGGCCGGAAAATGATCTCCTGCTTGATGCGGATGTCATAGCCCGCCTCGGACATGCCCCAGCTGACGCCATGCTCACGTCGTTTGTCGGGCACCATGCCGATGATCGGGGCAGCCTCAAGCAGGGATCGACGGTTGATGATCATTTCCATTTCTCCAGTGCAGCCTTGGCGATCCGGACGCAGCGCTTTACCGTCGCGTTGGATCGAGGCGTGTCGCAGATCGAGATGTCGTACAGCGCCAAAACCAAGCCCTGATTGGACAGGCGCTCCGACGCAAGCAGCTGCCGGGATACTGCGAGGTGTGCGTTGAGACGCCTGACCTCTTTCCACGGGTTCCAGAACGACATCAGTTCAAACTCCTTTCGACTTCCCTGCGGTGCACCCAGTCCCCGTCGGCGGCGGACATCAGTGCCAAGGTGAGCATGTTGAGGAACCGCTGCGCGCCCTCTGGGTTGTCGAAATAGATCACGGTGCCTTTGTTGTCGGTGATCATCTTGACGACATCAGCCGTCTCTTCGTCGAGGGCGCTCTTGAGGTTGATGCCAGCCTCCGTCGAGATCGTGGACGAGTTGATGATTGCGACGAACGGCATCATGTGATGCGTGCCGGGCGGCTTGCCAATGCCCACGGCGATCAGGGCGTCGTTGTCCCCATAGGTGTAATAGCTCACTGGTTGGCCTCCGAGAACCGGCGCATGCCCTCCATTGCGGCCTCCCGCTCGGTCTTGGCCGTGACCGTGTACGTATCGGTGATGCCGCTGTGGTCCCACTCTCCGTGGACCGTCACAATGTACTCGATCTCCGTGTCGCTGTCCGTATCTGGCGAAACGTAGGCATTGCAAAGCACGCGCTTCATCTGGTTCTCCCTTTTGTACCTACAAGCAGGGTATTGGAAAACTGACAAGGTTTCAAGTGTTGTACAGCGGGGTCTCGTTGTTGTTGCCGTGGAACACCTGACCGTCCTCGATCTCCCGCATGCGCTCAGCTGCCCGCACCAGATGACCGGTGACCCGCAGATGGCTCAGGGCCATGCTCACGGTGTCGACCAGATCGTCGTGCGCCCCACGCGGGAAGCTTGCCGTCTGCCGGATCACCATCTCGGCCCAGTCCTTGGTTGGGGCGTACACCATGCCTTCGCTGAAGATGTGCTGCACGGCGTACAGGCGGGCTGTCTTGTCCAGCGTCTTGGGGTCGTACAGGATCACCACGATCCCATCGTTGGCGAACACCTTGCGAAGCTCCTGCGCCACGCTGTGACCGGCGGCCTTGTTCTCGATCAGCAGGACATCCACCTTCATTCGGCGGCACGTGCTGGCGGTCTTCTCCACAAGCTCAGCGAACTCCAGCCGCTCCTGCCACGCGTACATCATCATGGCCTTGGGCACCGGGCCTACGGCCTCTGAGCTATAGCTCCGGGTGATGTCGATCTGACGCCCGTACCTGTCCACCGACCGGGTGGTCTGGGCCTCGCCGTCGCCGCTGAACGTGCCCCAGACCGTCATGGCGCTCGGGTCGTTCTCGGCCTTCTTGGTGTAGGCGGTGTCCAGCGATGCTACCACGTACTCGATGTCCGGGTACTCTGACCGGTCCCAGACCTGCCACCAGCTGTCCTTGATGATCCCGCCGCCCCTTGGCTCCGGGGACTGCGCATACTGCCCAGCAGTCGCGTACGGCCCCATGGCGGCCTCGTCCCGGTCGACCACGTGCTGCGGGAAGCGATCAGGGAACAGAAGCTCGTCCCGATCTGTGCGAGGGTCTTCATAGCCCAGCAGGGTCGGAGAGGCCCGCAGCGGATCGTACCGCATTGGCAGCATGATGTGATCATACCCCATGTCGCTCTCGAGGATCACGCCGGACACGTCCCGCTCATGCAGGCGCTGCATCACCACCACGATGGCCGACCGGTCTGGGTTGTTCAGGCGGCTGGTCACGGCCTCCTTGAACAGGTTCGTGGCGGTCTCCCGCTTGGCGTCAGAGTTCGCGTCATCCACGCTGTGGGGGTCATCGATGATCACCCGGTCGCCCCGGTAGCCGGTGATGCCTTCGAACGCGCAGGCCTGCCTGAAGCCCGTGGCGGTGGTCTCAAACTTGGCCTTGGCGTCCTGATCGCTGGTCAGCACCACCCGGTCACCCCAGAGGCCCTGATACCACTCGGACTTGACCAGACGGCGCATGCGCAGGCTGTCGCGGATGGCGAGGTCTTGGCTGTGGCTGGCGCACACGTAGCGCATGTGAGGCATGTTGCGCGGCCCCCACTCCCATGCAGGCCAGAACACCCCGATCAGCAGCGACTTCATGGTCCCCGGCGGCACGTTGACCAGAAGGCGGTTGTAGAACGTGCCGTCCTCGTCGAACGTCACGCCGTCGGTGATCGCCTCCAGATGCGCGCAAATGAAGTCGATGTGCCAGCCATGGATGTACGGCTGGCCCGGCTCGATGATGTGCCACGCCTGCTGGACGAACGACGCCAGAGACATCTCGCAGCGCTTCTTGTTGATCACCGACAGTAGGGAAGACGGGTCTATCGAGACCGGAAGATCAATCTTCCCCATCTGCCTTCATGCTCTTCTCCAGCGCAGACGCCAGAACGTCCAGTTCTTCAAGGCTCAGGCTGGACACGTCCAGCTGTTTCGTCATCTGGATCGGCGGCAGGTCAACTGCACCACCAATAGCCAGCTTGGGGCCGTACACTTTAGGCCGCAGCTTCTCAGCATACCACCGGCGCTGCTCCAGCCGCATCTTGGTCCGCTGGAAGTTCTCGGGCTTCAGATCAAAGCCGATGACCTCGCCATCCTCGTTCTTCTTGGTCATGTAATCGTTGGTACTATCGTCGGCGATGTCGATCAGTTCGTCTGCCCAAACCTCAGCCTGCAGCTGCCGCGCGCGTGCATACTTGCTGTCGAATTCTGGCATGTTCATCAACCACCGCATCACTGACGACATCGACGGCATGCCTTCGGTCTTCAGGATCGTGCGCAGGCTCTCTCCCATGCACAGGCGTTCGCAGATCGTATCCGCTATCTCTTCTGTGTAGCTCGATGGACGTCCTGCGGGCATGTCTAATCCTCAAATAAAGTTCATGCCCGCAACATAGCGCCATCAGTGCGGAATGTCACCATCGCGATGCCAGACACCCCAAACCAGCGGGGCAGGCGGTGGCGGTGGTGGCTTTGACATCCCCATTTCCCGCAGGAACTTTTCCAGATCGGTCATCGCATCATCCTTTCGATCTCAGCGTCTTCGCGCGCCAGCTTCCACCGGTCCACAGCATCTCCCTTCATTTTCGGTGGGGAGCCTGTCTTGACATCTCTGGTCTTCCCAAACCGCGTGGCAATCATATGGATGTCCCTCTGCCCAGCGTAGCCACCCCAACTGAACAGCTTGTCGCTCCCGTTGTAATCGTCCCGCATCACACCTCCTCCCCGATCAGCTGCTCGTTGCAGTCACCGCAGATGATGTTCGCACCCTGCTTGGCCCATGCCTTGAAGTCGCATGCGGGACAGGTGTGCTTCACCTTCGACGGGTCTTTCTTCTTCGCCACGGTCTCGCGTGCCTTGGTGAAGTACGGAAGGTCAAACCCGGTCGCCTTCAGATCAGCGCAGGCGATCTCAAAGGAACCGTCAGGCTCGACGTAATGGGTCATCTGGCGACCGGTCTGCTTGCCACCCGGTTCGCCCGTGTTGGACGGGATCAGGCCGACGGCCAGCATCAGCTGGACCCACGCGCGGTTGTGGTGGCCTTTCTTGCCGGGCTTGCCGAACTCTTGCTGCTCCAGATGGGTCATCTCATGCACCAGCGTCGACAGCACGGCTTCCAGCGTGCGATCCATGGTCGCGGGGTTCAGGGCAATTTCATGCGTCACGTCGCCATCCTCGCGGTGCGCAAACTGTTCGGCCCAGAAGTAACCGTAGGCCTTGCGCGACGCCCGCAGGGTGAACAGCACCGGCGGAAGGCGATCTTCGAACAGGGCCTTGTTGAAGTGATTGAACGCGCGGTCCAGCGCATCGTAGGTCTCGGCGGTCGGTGTCTGCCAGTTGGTCATAATGATCATGCTCCCTTGGTGAATTCACGGTGGCGGCGGATGGCCCATTTCTGGACATCATCCTCGTCGCACAGGACATAGGCGACGGTCTTGAGGACGTTGGCGAAGCGCGTCTGGTTGTCGCCGACGTAGATCAGGTGCGGCAGGTCGGGCCGGTAGTTGGTCTTGTCCTGACGGACGCGATACTCAAACGTGTGGCCGAACTCGGCCTCCACGAAGGAACCTGCGAGGTTCTGATAGTCGAGCGCGTATGCCATGGCGTGTCTCCCTGCTGCCTGCCCGATCACGTATACATCGTACGATGCAAACCTACAATAGGAATGTGGGTTCAGAAGTTGTAATCGTAGAAGCTGCGGGGTGCGTCCTCCACCACATGCCTGCCGTAGGCGCTGTGGTAATGCCCATCCTTCCGGAGGTGGGCCTTCATGACGTGGGCATCCGGATCGCTGGTGATGATCCACTTCTGGTCGCTCTGGTTGGAGCAGTGAGCGAGGAACCCACCCTCATGGAACACCGGCTTCCAGTCCGGGTCTCCCACGGCCTTCATCGCCCGCACGGTGATCGTGGTCTTCGTCCGCGAGATGATCTCGTAGGGGCGGATGTCGCTGTAGCCGATCAGGTTTGCGTACTTGGTCATGGTCTTCTCCCAAAGGTTGGCGGGGCGTCTTGCCCCAGTTGATTTGCTTAGAACGGGAAGTCGGTGTCAGCGTCGATGGGCCAAGAGCGCCACTGCGAGAAGTCAACGCGCGGCTGGTAGGGCGACTTGCCCGCCTCGACCACGACGTAACTGTTGTCGCCGCAGTTCTCGTAGTGGGCCTGCGCGATGCGACCGGCCAGCTTGTGGGCCAGAGCCTCGCTGCGATAGGTCATCGGCAGAGGGTGGGCGCTCGATCCGATGATGCCGTCGGTGATCTGGCAGTGGGTCGGGCGGATTTCAACGATCTGATACATGGCGGCTCTCCTGCTGGGCGGGGCACCGTGCCCCTGTACGAAAATACTACATCGTACGGGGCACAGCTGTCAATCAGGAAAATACACGTATCGCTTCGGTCCCGAAGTCGAACGTGAACCCGTTCTCCTCACGGGTTGCTCTGCTCTTCTTGATGAAGTGAAGGCTAATGCTGATCGCCCCGACGCTATGGGTGCCGTGATCCACGACAGCTTCACGCATCGCCGCGTCGCACTTCCGGCCATCCTCAGGGGTTTCGAAGAACAGGTGGATGACGGTCTCCACCCCGTTCTCGATTGCCATGGATGCCGACCAGCAATGCTCCGACAGCTGGCTGCTGGGCGTGTAGGTGACCTTCTTGGCGTGATGGAAGAACATCATGATCAGTTCACCTCGATGATTTTGATTTCGCCTGCAACGTGGTGGCAACCACCGGCAGCCAGTTTCTGTGCCAGATCGGGACGACCGCACCAGCCTGCCACATGCCAGCCTGCGCCGATCTGCTTGCGGGCATAGTATTCGGCTTTGGCCTTACGACCGGCCAAGTAGGCTTCGACGGTCGGGAACTCGGCGATGATGTCCTGAGCCTGCTTGCGGTATGTGGCCGCGTTGTCGATCTTCCACTGGTCCGATCCCGCAGGCGCATAGCGATGCTCATGCTCACCAGCTGCGCACTCGACGTAGTACTTGAAGTTCTTGCGCTCCTGCTTTTCCTGATCGGGAACCCAGCACGCTGCCATCATCTTGGCCTCGTTGATCGTGTACACCACGACATGCGTGTAGGTGCGCTCAGTCGTGCGGGTGATCATTTCGCCATTCGGCAGCGTGGCGGTCAGCTTGGTCTTCTTAGCCATGGTCGTCTCTCCTGTTGAGCGGGGCATCGCGCCCCACGATGGGTGGAACCCCGGCTCAGCGCCGGGGCTGGTTTGATCAGGCTGCAGTGAGGAACTGGTCGCAAACGGCATCGACGGCCTTGCGCACGCCCTGCCGCGTCAGGAGGCAGCCAACCTCAAGCGTCTCCGCCTCGCCGTTCGGGTACTGCATGACGATGTAGCCCCGCTTGAAGCTCGACCCGCCACGGTGGATTGCATCTGCCGACACGCTGTAGGCCGAGAAGCCAGCAATGGCGTGGTTCAAGGGGAGGCACACCCCTTCGATGTTCTTGATCTTCAACGCAGCGGTCTTGCTGTCGTTCCCGGCGAAGTAAGCTTTGACGTGGTCGATGATGTCGTCGAGGTACATGGTCGTCTCCGGTGTTGAGCGGGGCACCATGCCCCTGCTCGAAAATACTACATCGTACGATACACTGCCGTCAAGCACCCTTGTGCTTTTTTATGCAGCGACGGACCTGACACAGAATGTTCAGGGCACCACGCCTGTTCGTCTCCCTCCCGTTCTTCGGCCAGATGCCACAGAACTCCCCGGCAACCAGCAACTTGATGTGCTTGCCGCCGTTGATCATCTGGAACTCCAGCCCAGACGCCTTGGCCTCTTTCACGATGCAATCCAAGTCCACCATCAGAGCATCCCCCGGCGGTACATCTCGCTGCGCAGCTGGATCATCATCCGGGGGTCGGCGAAGAAGGCCCGGAGCCGTGTCTTCGCCACCCGGTACACGGCCCTGAGGTGCCGGTCGCTGAGCTTCTCAAACATGTGCCATGATCTCCCGCTTGACGGCCTCAGCCTCAGCCTGCGTGGCGTAGCTGCCCTTCACCGCAGCCATGGCCGCAGCAAGCCGCTTGTCACCCCGACGGCTTGTCAGCAGGTCCAGCTGCCAGCGCCCGTTGTTCATCTGCCAAACGTACATTCAGTAAGCCTCCAGCGCGCTGCGGATCAAAGCGTTGTCGTCCATCTGGGAGCCACCCAGCACTTCGAAGACCTGATTGCTGGCGCAGTTCACGACGTAGGTCCGGTGGTAGGCCCGGCGCACACCTTCCACCTTGATCCACTGGCCGGTGATCTCCATCGAGCGCGCACCGGTCAGGATGACGCCAGTCTCTTCCCGCAGAGCGAAAGCCTCAGCAGCTTGGATGGCCTTGATCAGATTGTTCATGTCAGTCTCCCACGGGGCACCATGCCCCTGCTCGAAACCTAGCACATCTAAAATGTGGGTTCAAGCACATTTTCATTGTTGACGTCGTACGCGACATCGTTTAGACAGATCGAACAGGGGCGCTGGACCCCGCCAACCAAGGAGACTGCCATGTCGATGAACTTCACCATCACCCTCGCCGACCGTTACGCCGCCGCCAAGACCGCTGCCGACGCAGCCAACGAGGCCCTTGAGGCTCTGAAGAAAGAGATCAAGGAACTGGGTCAGGAGCGCCACATCGGTGTGACCTGCGACGTCACCCTGTCGATCTGCGAACAGATGCGCTTCAGCCAGAAGCTGGCAGCCCAGTTCCTGACCGAAGAGCAGATCGAAGCCTGCAAGGCTCCCGTCCTGATGGAGACCATCCGCGTCAAGGCCAAGGGCATCGCTTCCTGATCCATCCTGACCCCAGAACGAGCAAAGCACCCCGGTTGGGGTGCTTATTTTTTGTCGATATACGTTTGTAATCTACTAAACATTTGAAATCTAACAGAAATCCGAGTTGTTAGTGTACTTAGGTAGATATTCGACAGATAGACACAGATAGAGACCCAGAGAGGGACAGACAAAGGGAAAAAACAATATATATATATATAAATATATATATATATACATATATATATCCCTTATTTCATTGATGTTTGTGTCCAGATGTCTCTCCCTATTTTGAACTATTCTGTCTATCTATTTCTGTCTCTATTCGACTATCTACCTATCTACTTTTCTACTCGAAATTATCGTTCCGCTTCAATGACTTAGGTGAATATCCACTAACTATCGACCCGTGCTAAGCACCCCAAAATGAAGAAAGGGGCCGAAGCCCCCCTGATCACTCATACCGGTCCAGCACTTCCTGAAGCTCCAGCTGCAGCCTTGGGCTTGGCCTTCGCGACGTCGAGTACTGCGGGTTCAGTTCCAGCCGCCTGACGCTCTGCGGGTCCGTCTTCAGGAACACCGCCATCTGCCGCACAGACAGCCCCAGATACGCCCGCGCCCGCCTCACGTCCTCATGCGTCATCGCTTTCGATCTTGACCTCCTCGTAGACCACGGGAATGTCCACCCACCGCTCCCCATCGAACTGCTGCAGGTTATACCTCACGTCAACCGTCTCACCGGTCTTGGGGTGCACCCCGTAGTACTGGATGACACGGAGCTTCATTCCTCGTCGTCCATCCAGCCAAGGGCGGTCATCTCTTCGACGGCCCGCTCAGCGATCTCCATGGCCCGTCCCACGATCTCTGCGGGGGACATCTTCAGCTTGGACATCTCTTCGATCAGGCTCAGCGCCAGCGCTGCTTCAAGTTTCATTTTCTCTTCGTCCTCTGTGCGATCATGGAGAAAGTTCCCTGATCATTTCGTTTCAGCAGTTGCACGATCAGTCCGCTGTTTGCCATGGACGTGATCATCTCCCGCAGGTTTTGCGGCACCTTCGACCACCCGATGGGATGCTCGTAATATACCACGTTTGTGCCCGGCGCTGCCGACAGTATACGTTCCTGTATCTCGCGAAGTTCCTTATCTTTCAAAGGCTTATCCTCATATGCGTAGATAGCTTTCTGCATTGTCTCCTCCTCCCTCTTGGTTGTATTTACTAGGCTACGATAGCGCGCTCTGGAAAGATATCCATTGACTGTACCGACCGTCACGTTCATGCGCTCAGCTATCATATGGCGGTCCAAGCCATCCCTGTGATACTTCGCGGCCCGACCGATTACCGTCAGTTCGTCTCTCTTGCGCGCCAATTTTCCCTCCTCTCGTAGTACCTGATTTTTGCTTCCAGAGACCTGATCCGTTGGGCGGCATCGGCCCACAGGGCGTCCAGAGGCGTGTCTCCAGTAACTGTGCGTGCGTTGTCCAGCCGCTCCAGCAGATCGTCACTCATGGCTGGTCCCCCTTGCGGATCAGGGCGTCAATGCTGCGAATAGACCGGGCGGTTGATTGATTGGCAAAGTTGATCTGGGACATTGCTTCCCACCGCTCCCGTTCCGCAGTCACAGCCGCGTCGATCTGCGCTTGCACTGTGTCTGCTCGGACGTATTCGACATCATATCCGGGGTAGTTTTGCGCATCCCATGTGCCATATGTCCACTGGTCCTCATCACCCTCACCGAACTCGTCTTCAATCCAAATGCGTTCTGGGGCTTTATTCATTTCCACCATTCCTCTTTAGCTTCTGCCAACCCATGACCACCCAAAGCCGCAGCGAAACAAATACAGCGTCCCGTGAACAGCAAGGGCCAGAACACCAGACGACGAAGGGCCACATACCAAGGGACAAACCCGGACTTATAACCCTGCGGCCAGCGATACCATTTGCGGTCACTCATGGATCACCTACTTTCCGGTGTTGAGGGCGGCGTCGGCGGTGTGGAAGTAGTAGCTGTGCAAGTCTTTTTTGTCGTCTTGCATCCTGTGCGCCGCTGCCCGCTTGATGCCTGTCAGCGCCTGCCGCAGCCGCGCGTTGTCTGCCGTCAGCCGGTGAATGGTCCCAGCAGCTTCGTCGGCCAAAGGGCTTGCAATATCCAACAGCCGCTTCACTAGATCATCACTCATGTGTCAGCCCTTCCGGTGTTGTGATCCGCGTTACGGTCGACAGTTGCCACCGGATTTTCATAACGCTCCTAAATTCGGCCTCAGTCATCGTCGTGCCTGCCATGTTTGCCGTGATTGCCCTTGTCATCGTCTCGGTCTTCTTCATGGTCTCGTCCATCGTCGTCATGGTCCCTGTCATCGTCATAGTCCTCGTCAAGGTCTGGGCCGGTGTAATGGTCGTCGTGATCCTCGTCCTCGTGGTGGTCTGGCTTCGGATCGGGCTTCGGCGGCTCTGGCTGCGGGTCAGGCGCAGGCGGCTCAGGAGCGGGCGCTGGGCCGGGGTCTGGCTGCGGTGGCGTAATTCCCCCGGCCAGATCAAGAAGGCCCCCACCGCCGCTGCTCTCGCAGCCATACGGCAGGGGAACGGTGATGCACCGCTCGACGTGCGGGCCACAGGCTGCCAAAGGCAGAAGAAGGAGAAAGTATTTCATTTGATCAACTCCGAGAGAATTGCGGCCAAAGAGACCACCGTTACGGTCATGAAAGAAAAAACCACCAAAAATACAGAAACGCTGGGCTTGGGAACCTCCCACATGTAATCCACTGCAGCCTCGCACAGCAGCCGGTCTTCCGGGTGGCTGCTGTAAATCAGGACTTCGAACGCTGCGTCGATGGCGTCCAGATCATAGTCGTCCGGGTTGCGCAGGACCTCCCGCGCCGTGGCGAACCCGATGTGCTTCTGCGACATGCTCAGTACATTTTTCGTCATCTCTCAAAACCCCCACTTGGTGCGGCAGATCGGGCCGATGCCCAGTTCAATCGAGACGCCGTTGGTCAGTTCCTTGCCACAGCAGGCGCAGATGCCGGTGGCGCGGCCAAAGTCCACGGCTGCCTTCATCGGGTCTGCGGCGATGCGCAGGAGCGCGTCGTAGGTGCCAGCTGCGGCCTCGCGCACTGCCTTGTAGGACGTGCCCTCGATCTTGCCCTGATATGCATCATGCTCGATCTCGACGACGTACAGGGCACCAGCGTTGCGACCGTTGGCCGGTGCAAGGCTGATCTTCAGGCCTTCGGCGCGGTAGACCGGTTTCTTGGCACCGTTGGACACGGCGACGTCAAACATCTCGCGGATGCGGCTCAGGTCGACGGTCTTGGTGTTGGCGGCAGCTGCAGCAGCCTTGGCGGCGCGTGTGGCCTCGATCTTGACGATCATGCTGGCGACGGCTGTCAGAGCCTTGTCGCTGACGTATAAGCCACGGTGGATGTTGCCAAGGATGTCACGGGCAAAATCGTTCCAGCCTGCGATGTCGCGCATGTAGGCGATCATGCCGGGGTACTTGGCTTCAATGCCGTCGATGGTGGACTGGATCGCAGCTGCCTTACGGTTGGCGACACCTTCGCGGGCCTTCTGGCGGTCGGCGGGGGATTTGACGAAGTGGCCGACGCCCTTGCATGCGAGGCACTTGTCGTTGCCGTGGCGGTTCGTGCCGCCGCTCCAGAGACCGGTCCCACCGCACTGGCCGCAGGGATAGGTGGGCTTCGGGGCGGCGTTGGTGCGCGTCTCTATCTTGTCGTTTGCGAGGCTGTTTACGAAGTCGTCGAAGCTGTTCATCTTGATCTCCAAGCGTGGCGCTGTGCCACTGTGTAAAAACCAATATCAGCGATGTGGTGGTCGGTCAACAATCAACTGTTGAGTTTGTACCGCTTGATCTGTTTTTTGTTGAACTTGTGTTCCTCCTCCTCGACCGTGATCATATTGGCGTCTGCCATCTTGGACAGGCACTTTTCGATGTCTTCCCGCTTGTACTTCCGCAGGCGGTTCACGATCACCCCCAGCGTCTCTCCGTCCGGGCCGATCAGCAACTGCGTAACCTTGGCGCGCAGGGCCAGTGCCGGGTTGTCGATGGCCCGGTCGTTGCCGGTCACAAGGCGCATCTTGCTCTCGATGTCGCGCTTGATCAGGGCATAAGCCCACCGGACGTGTTCTTCGGTGCGGACGCCCTCAGGGATGGCGAGGATCAGGCTGACCTTGCTGACCTGCTCGTACCCACGGTTCGGCAGGGCTTCCAGACCGGACAGGGTCTTGTGTTCGTAGGCCATCTTGTCGAAAAGCTTGCGCGCCTTCCGCAGCATCTCCTTGGCCTTCGGTGCCGTCGGGATCACGATGCGTTCGCCGTAGAACTCGACCCGCGCATCATAGTTCTGCGTGATGTCGAACGACCCGCCAATGGCCAGCTGCTGGAGCGTCATCTGCAGGGCTTCGGACAGGGGCTGCTTGACCCAGTCGTCTTTGCTCTCTGGCGCGGTGTCCGTCTCGATGCAGAGGATCGAGCGCCCGATGAAGCCGTTGGCCGCCGCTTGATAGTCCACCAACTCTTCGAAGTTCTCGGGGGTGGTGTAGCCTGACAGGGTCAGGAACGGGCGGGAAAGGCCCTTGCCGATGGTCGACAGCTGGTACTCGATGCTGGCCTTGCGGTTGATCAGGTAGGACTTCTCGCCCAGTTCCTCGACCTGCTTCTCGATCTTGATCAGTTCCTTGCGAAGCTCTGCCTTGACCTCGTCCTTGGCGTCGCCGCTCAGGATCATCGAGCCGTCAGCCTTGGAGTAGGCCGACATCAGGATGCCGATGATGCCTTCAAGGTAGGTTGCCCCGCCGCGCTTCTGGGCAGACTTGATCTTCTGGAGCAGGAAGCCGACCTCGTCGATCAGAAAGAACGCAGCTTGGTGGCGCAGCAGGTTCCGCATGACCTCCTGCTCGGACTTGATGGTGCCGTGGACAGCCTCAGCCATGCCGCAGATCACCATGATCTCCCTGATGGCGTCCTGCACAGCTTCCTTGCCAGTCCCCGATCCGGCGACGTTGAACACGAACAGGTTGGTGGTCGCCCGGTCCAGATCGTCGATGTAGCGCAGGCCAAAGATGTTCCCCATCGCAGTGATGGCCGCCATGGCCGCCAGCTGCTCCCGCTTCCGCCGGGCGCGCGTCTCGATCCAAGCGGCAAGCTGACCAGCCAGACCCGGCGGGCGCAGCAGATCGACGCCGCCGATGTCGATGTCCAGCGTGTCTTTTTCTTCGTACGGAGCAAAGTCGAATTCGATGTTCGGGGTGAACGTCACCGGCTGGGTCCAGCCACCCTGCTCCGCATAGTGGGCCAGCGTTCCAAGCGTCACCGGGTTGGCCGACCGACCGAAGCTGTGCCATTTGTACGGCATCGAGGCGTCGTCGTACTTCTTCGATGTCTGGGACCATTTGTCCCAAACGTCGAACGCGGACCCACCAGACGCATGGTGCAGCGCCATGCCGATCTTGATCCACTGGTCATAGTCCACGTCGTCGTTCGGGATGAACGCCAGCATATCCGCCAGATCGCGGTGGGACAC